CGAACCATGACCGGGACCGATCGGGATGCCTACGAGGCCTCGCTATGGATCGAGGACGGCAACGGCAAGCGGCACCTGGATCTATCGAACATGCGCGCCCGCCTGGTTGCGCTGACCGTGGTCGACGATGCCGGCAATCCGATGTTCACGCTGCGCGATATCGATACGATCGGCGGCAAGAATGCGGCCGCGCTCGATCGCATCTTCGTGGCCGCGCAGCGCTTGAACGGGTTGAGCGCGAAAGCGGTGGAGGCCGCAGAAAAAAACTCCGCGCCCGGGCCGAGCGCCGGTTCTACTTCCGGCTAGCGCTCGCGCTCGGGACCACGGTGGGACACTTGCTCAAGTGCATCGATGCACACGAGCTGACGGAATGGATCGCGTACGACCTGATCGATCCATTTGGCGAGGCGCGCGCCGATTACCGCTCGGCGATCATCGCCGCGCAGGTTGTGAATCACTCATTTTCGCCGCCGCAAACGCGCGCGCTGCCGAGCGACTTTTGCCCGCGCTTTGAACGCAAGCCGGCTGACGACGAGCCGATTCTGCTTGACGATCCGCAAGCGCAATCCGATCTGATCGACGAACGTCTGTACGCGCGCGCCTTCGCGCTCGCCGCCGCGGAAGGGAAGTAGACCGTGGCCGGCCTCAAGGTTGAAGTTTCCGCCAACGTCGCGCGCATCGCGCAAGACATGGAGGCGGTGGCGCGGACCGTCGAAAGCCAGCTCGCGCGCGTCGATGCGTTCATCGAGAAAAGCAAGATCGCCTTCGGCGCCCTCGGCGCAAGCGCCCTGGTCGGGTTCAGCTTCGAGGCGATCACCGAGAAGATTAACGGCGCGATCGAGGCGGCCGGGCAGCTTGAAAACCTCGCCGCGCGGACCGGCGCCACAGTCGAAGGGCTGTCATCGCTGGCCGCCGTTGCGCGGCTTTCCGGGACCGATACCGAGCAGCTTGCGACCGGCCTGACGAAGCTCGATAAGTCGCTCTCGGCGCTGAACGCCGACAGCCCGAAATCGGTCGCCGCATTCGCATCGATCGGCCTGTCGGCGAAGGATTTCATCGGCCTGTCAGCCGATCAGGCGTTTCAGAAGGTCGCCGTCGCGATGGCCGGCTACGCGGACGGCGTTGAGAAGACGGCCGCGGCGCAGCTGATCTTCGGCAAGGCCGGCGCCGCGCTGATCCCCGTGCTGCGCGATACGGCCGAGGCGGGCGACCTGGTGGCGGTCGTTACGGCCAAGCAGGCGCACGAGGCCGAGGAATATGAGAAGACGCTGCGCAAACTGACTCTGGCGACCGATAGCGTCTTCCGGCAGATCGGCCTGGCTGCCGTGCCGGCGATGGAATCATTCGCCCGCGCGATGCTTGAGGCGACGAGCGGCGCTGACAGTTTGAATTCGAGCGTCAAGACGCTAGCGGCCGATAACTCGATCACCACCTGGGCCGAAGGCGCGGCGAAGACAATTGCCTTCGTCGTCGACGCGTTTGACGGAGTGGGCCGCGTTGTTCTGCTCGTCGGGCACAGCCTGGGCGCCACAGCCGCGCAGGCGGTAGCGCTCGTACATGGCGATTTCGCGGCGATCGCTGAGATTGAGAAGGCGGATCAAGAATACGGCGACAGCTTACTCAATAAACCGCTTTTCTCGGATCGACTCGCGACGCAATTCGCTGAGCGCCAAAGGCTGGAGGCGCAGCAGGGGCCGCCCGAATATCTCAAGAACAAGCCGGCGATAGGCGGCTCGGCCACCGAGGCCGGGGACGCAAAGGCGGTCCTGGATCAAGCGCTGAAGACGCTGCAGGCGTTCATCGCGGCCGAGAACGATCTGCTGAAGCAGCGCGACGATCAGCTGAAACGCCTGTATGACGATAACCGGCTTTCGATCCACGATTACTTCGCCGGCCTGCAGACGGATCAGGAAAAGCACCTCGCGGAGGTCTTCAACGCGTACGAAAGGGAAATTGCAGCCGTCAATGACTACATCGCCCACGCAGAGACGAAGAAGGAAAAGGACGCCGGGTATTTGAGGGTGCTTGAGCTGCAGGCGCAGCAAAGCCGCGCGATTCAAACCGAGGGCGCCGCGCTCGCCAAGATCACCGATGAGGATGCGCGCGCGACCGAGGCGTACACGGCGCGGGTTCTGGCGTTGAACGTCCAGTTGCTGACGCAGCAGGGGCACCTGGCCGAGGCGGCGCGGCTGCAGGCCGCAGATGCAAGTCTGAAATTCAGGCAACGCGCCGCCCTTGAACCGGGCGGCGCTGATGTGCTAGCTGGCATCGATGCGAGCGACAAGGCGAAGACCGATGCCGGCGCGATAAACGACCTGAAGAATCAGGCCGCGCTGATCGAGGAACGGCTCGCGACGACGGTCGGCCGTACGAACCTGGAAGTCTCGACCGGCCACATCAGCGAGCTTGACGGCCTGGCGCGGACCGACGTGGCGCGCCGGGCGCAGATCGCGCAGCTCGAACAGATCGCCGACAACTATCTGCAGATCGCGGCAACCGTGAACGATCAGGGCAAATCGACCGCAGCGGCCGAGGCGTTCAAGCTGAAAATCGACGAGCTGGCCGCATCGACCGATTCGCTCGGGAAGAAGTTCAACGACGTGTTCGAGACCGATTTCGCGACCGGCCTCGACAAGGTCATCCAGGGCACCGAGTCGGTCACGCAGGCGTTCCGCAGCATGTTCAATTCGATTTTCGCGCAGCTTTCGCAGATGGCCTCGAAGGATCTCGCAAAGCAGATTTTCGGCGGCGGCAGCGAGGGCGGCAGCGCAGGCGGGGGCGGCCTGATCGGTGGCCTCGTTGGGCTGCTAGGGGGCGCCGGGGCAACGGGGGAGGGGCTAGGCGGCGGCATCGGCGAATGGCTCGACCTGGCGGCGCTGAGCCTCGGCTTTCAGAGCGGAACGCCGTACGTGCCCAAGGACATGCTGGCGCGCGTGCACGAGGGCGAGCGGATCATCCCGGCTGACGAAAACAACAGCTACTCAAGCGGCGGCGGCGCCTGGGCGGGCGGCAACACGACGATTCACGTCCATATGCCGGCCGGGCAGCCGGTAACCCGCGAATCGATGGCGCTGACCGGCGCAGCTGCAGCGCGCGCCCTCGCCGTCTCGCACGCCCGGAATAACTAGGCGCAAATTAGGCGCAAACAATGGCATTCCTCGAAACTCCGCGGTTCCCCGATGCGATCGCCTTCAAGGCGGTCGGCGGCCCCGGCTACTCGACCTCTATCCTGCCGCTGAAGTCCGGCTTCGAGCAGCGTAATCAGCAATGGGCCGCGGGCCGCATGTCGTGGGACGTCGGACAGGTGACGAAGACGTTGACGCAATTCGGCCCGCTGCTCTCCTATTTCCGCGCGGTCAATGGCAAGACGCACGGGTTCCGGTTCAAGGACTTTTCGGACTTTACCGATTCAATGCCGTCCGGCAGCGGCGCCTCGGGCGTGCTCGGCCTGTCCGGCCTCGGCGATGGCGTGACGACCGTCTTTCAGATGGTCAAGAACTATACGGTCGGCGCGCTGACCGATCAGCGCTTGATCCGCAAGCCGATCAGCGGCACGTGCGCCTTCTTCGATGCCGGCTCGCCCGTGACCCCATCGGCGGTCGACTACACGACGGGCCTCGTTTCGTTCAGCGGCGCGCCGACCGCCGGCCACGCGCTGACCTGGACCGGCGAGTTCGACGTGCCGGTTCGGTTCGATATCGACAAGATGAACTACGAAATCGTCAACCGGCAAGGCGCAGGCGGGCAGCTGTTGATTGCCTGGGCGACGATCCCGATTATCGAGCTGCGGACGTGAAGACGATCTCGTCAGGGCTGGAGGCCGACTTTAAGGCCGAGGTCACGACGATGAACACCTGCCTGAAGATCACGCGGACCGACGCCGCCGCGTTCTACTTCACCGACTGCGATCAGCCGATTGTGTTCGGCGGGCATACGTACGATCCGGTCGACGGCTATTCGCCGACGCAATCGCAGACGTCAGCCGATTTGAGCGTGGATCACTCCGAGGTGATCGCCTATCTGCAGTCGAGTTCGTTCACCGAAGCCGACGTGATGGCCGGCAAGTGGGACGACGCCCTGGTGCAGATGTTCATGGTCAACCGCAAGGCGGTCGGGCACGGCGCCTACGAAATGCGCTTCGGGTTGCTCGGGCAGGTTTCGATTACCAGCCCGGGCGAGTATCACGCGGAGCTGCGCGGGATCACGCAGTGGATGCAAAAGCCGCTCGGGCACCAGCTGACGCCTACCTGTCGCTGGACCCTCGGCGATCTGAGTTCGGCCGGCGCCGTCCCGCGCTCGCATTGCACGGTCGACCTGGCTGCGCTCGCCGTGACTGCGGTCCCCGTGACGAGCGTCGTCAGCAATCAAGTTTTCCACGCATCGAGCTTGGCGCAGCCGGATACCTACTTTTCAATGGGATTCCTGACCTGGACTACGGGCGCGAATTCGGGCCGATCGATGGACATCCAGGGGAGCGCGCTGAGCGGCGGCACGATCGTTATGCAGCTGCCGATGCTCAACAATATTTCGATCGGCGATCAATTTACGATCTACCCGGGCTGTATGAAGCGCTTCGTCGAAGATTGCGTGGTGAAGTTCAACAATGGAATCAATCACGGCGGCGTCCCGAAGATGAAAGGCGTCGATAGCATGATGCGGCCGGGGGGCGTGTGATTGACCGCACCTGGTCTGAGCCGGTAATCGAGCGCGCTGCGGTCGTCCAATGCGCGCGTAGCTACTTGCTGACGCCGTGGCACCACCAGGGGCGCGTCAAGGGGCCGAAGGGCGGCATCGACTGCGCCGGCCTGATCATCTGCGTCGCGAAGGAACTCGGAATCGCTGACGTCGATTTCGCCAACTATTCGGCCCACGCCGATGGGACGCTCAAGTTCGTCTGCGCGCGATACATGCAATCGATACCGGCGAACCATGCGCAGCCGGGCGACGTCCTCGTGTTCGCCTTCGAGGTCGAGCCGCATCACCTCGGGATCGTCGCCGAATACGATGGGCAGCCGACCGTGATCCATTCCTATGCGCAGGCGCGCTGCGTGGTCGAGAACGCGATCGACCCGACCTGGCGCCCGATGATCCGCGGCGCCTACGCAATGCCTGGGGTTGAGTAGATGGGGCAGCAGGCGCTAACGATCGTCGGCGCCGTGGTCGGCGGCATCGCCGGCAGCCTCGCGGGCGGCAATACGGTGCTCGGCGCCGAGATCGGCGCAGCTGCCGGCGGCGCCTTGGGGG